CATAAGTGGTGTCCGCAGCAGTTGCTGCTGATGTCTCAAAATAATATGGGACTAAACTTTGTGATGCGTCGCCTTGAATAAATCCAGCAGGGGTTGTTGTCCCACTTAATAAATCTTCTCTTTTTATTCTAAATGTTTCGGTGTTTCCCGAATTATTCATTATCAACCATACACCATTATTAGCTTCTGTGGTGGCTGATAATTGTGATACTTTTTTGTTTGCCATATCTATAAATATTCTTTAATTGTTTTTATACAAAATCAAAATCAATATTATCACCACCTTCAGTTAAAAGTGGTGAATTATCTTCTGCTAAAATGTGGAAGGTTTCTGCGGGTGGTGTTGGGGCTTCCCCACTTTCACCTTTACCCAAAGGGTATAAAACCCTTCTAACAATATTGGCTTGTTGTAATTTAGCCCAGTCTTCAGTTGATAAAGGTTCATACCCTTTGAATTGTCTTCGCATATTGTTTTTTTTTTAGGCTTAAAAATGGGGGGTAATTAAACCCCCCATTCTATAATTTAAGGGAAAATTATTCCCTATCAATACTAATGTTAGAACCTGCCAAGAAAGCAGATAATGTAGTAGTAATATCCATCTGGGGAACGGATATGGTAGAATTAGATGTTAAATTGATGGTGTATGCCTGTAAATCCCCTGGCAAACTTCCACTAGCGATAGAAGCCGCAGAAATAAACATTCCCCCGTCAGCACCAGCCAAGAAGTATTTACCAGTCTTCAATTTAACAATCCAATATGAAGCAGTATTTTTTACAATTTCTTCATAAAGATTTGTTCCGTTTATTTGGTCTAGCCCTGGAATTGTAAATAAAAGTGATGTATTAAATGTGAAACCTAACGCTTCAAGATTTACAGAAACCTCTTCATTTAACGCTGCGCTTGAATTACGCACCACATCAACCTTTTTAAACTCTAATCCCAAACCAGTCGCACCCGATACAGAAGATACTAAACCATCACCATCATAAGTGATACTTTCAAAGTCAGCGGTGCTGCCTGTTGAAGTAAGCACCCATAAGCCCTCTATACCTGGCACATTATTTACACAACTTGATAATTGTAATCCGTTGGTAATCACGCAGTTAGAACCTGTAGCCATAATATTTGTTTTTTAATTTTAATTTATTTTTGTTTATTTTATTTCTTGTTTGGTGGTTTCCCCCTTTTTCCCTAACTTTGTATTGTTAAAAAGAAAGGGGGATATACCAATAAGATAGTTTAATTTAGTTATTAGGAAGCGAAAACCACTTCATCACAGAATGCTACTGCCGAACCGACTTTCGCAACTAACTTCATACGAAGTTGTCCGAAGTCCTGCGACACCCACGAAATCGGTGATGAAACATCTGATAATAAATCAGTTCCCATCATCAAATTATCCGCTGTTGAAAGAACTGCGTAAGAACCAGCAGAACCGATTTCAGTAGCAACTATTTTAGTTGATGTGAAAGGAACTTGGATTTCATACACACCATCTTTCAAAGTTGAAGGGTCGTAATGGTATAAATTGCTATTACGGAGCGCCAAAGCGTAATTTTGAAAATCGCTGTGTGAAACCGCAAGAATTGTAGGAACTGATTTCAATTCATTTGGTAATGCTTTGATGTATTCATCTACAACTGCCAAACCTGCGCTGTCACTAGTGATGGCACTATAGGTAATGTTTTGTGTTGTAGCAGAACAAGAAGCACTTTGTAATTGTTCTATAATTCCACTAAATCCGTCCGCACTTGAAGTTCCACCCCAGAACTTTCTAGAAATAAAGACATTCGCTTTCTTTGCCAAATCCGTCATAAACGCATCTGTTAAAGAAGGTAAGTCAATATTGTAAGAACCAGGACGCATTCTGATAGACAAGATTGTTTGGTTTAATTCTGCTTCGCAGTAAGATTTTTCAAAAGTGTAAGGTGATACTTTAAGTTCAACTTCCCCCATAGTTTCCGTTCCGCCCGTAAATGTGGAACACCCGTTTCCTTTGTAGCCCAAAGTGTCTATTGAACCGCTGTCAAAGGTGGGCACCAATTCTGCGTATTTTATACCTGGAATTACGCGATATGTTGAAGCCTCTGTTGTATCCATTACTATTCTTGAAAGTAATAAATCCGCATTCGCGTTCAAATAATCAGACATAGAACTAACATCTGCCGCGAAACTAAAGTTTTTTAGATTTTTCATAGTTTTAATTATTGTTTTTTTTAGTTTTTTAATTTGTTTGTTTATTTTGTTTGTCTCATCGCTTTCAACACTTCGTATCTACTATCTGTTGAAAAGGCTTTTGAAACCACTTTATCTTCTTTCAAAGGTTCGTGTGATGCTTCGGACTTGAACTTTTCATAGTCCTTCTTCAACTTCATCATTTCTTCTTGAACTTGTTGGATTTGTTCTACTACTGGTGTAAGAGCATCTACTATAGATTGGACTATGTCTTCATCTACAATTTCTTCAACTTCAGCGGGAACTTCTACTTCCACTTCTTCCATCTTTTCTTCTTCCATTTCTTCATTACCTGCTTCCATAACATCATCAGCACCAGAACGGATTTCTACCAATTTACCTTCTTCATCAGTAATAAAGGTTTTTTCCCCGTCCAAGAACTTCCAAGTGCCAGCACCTACAACAGAATAAGTCCCATCTTCATTTACCAAGTAGATTGTATCATCTACCAAGAAATCACTATCAGTTTGGTTAGTGATGATATAACCACCTTCCAATTCTACTTCTGCGAACTTTTCTGTTTTAGCCGTATTGAACTTTAAGCCAACTAATTCAGCAACTTTTTCTAATATTTCTTTAGAGTTTTTATAATTATTAGTTTTGTTTATTTATGATATAAATATATCATTAAAGTTTATTGTTTTCATTATCATTAAAATATTCACCTAACAAAGTTTGTAAATCAAATAATAGTTTCGCACTATCATATAAATCTGCCGCTTCACTATGGGTTTTACAAGGCATATATCCCACACCTTCTTCGTAATGTGTTCCCTTACAACCTAATTTAGTTGCGTATTCATCTGCTTCACTTTCAGTTGAAAATGCTGGTGCTCCACCATAAATACCTAACATAGCCATTTCGGTTTTTTCCATATCAACGGGGACACAATTAGGAACTTCCCTTCCATCAACTATTTTAGTCCCATAGGGTTCGTAGCCGTCCCAACAAGTCCCATCGGGGAAATTAAAACTTTCACGCCAGTATGAATAACAAACTGCCGCTCTTTGTTCTTGTTCGGGGAACTCTGCGTTCATCTTACTATCACCCATACACCTTGAAATAAACTCGTCCCTTGTTTCAGTTGCTCTTGGTTCTACAAAATCTTCTTCTTTAATATCAGCAAAATTAAACGGAACTTCTTGGAACATTCCTTCTAAACTTATTCCAGCGGTTCTTTGCGATAAAACGAAACTTTGGAATAATTCTTTATTCTTAAAGTGTAGTGTTGTAATCCAAGTGCCAGGTTTCATTTCCCTACCAAAGATTTTATATGATTTATCTTCTTTTGGATTATCCCCAACTAACCAATTTTCGTATGAAAATACATCATCAGCAGAAAAGATTTTATCACTATGTTCGTAGTTGATGATATTTTTAATCTTACCACTTTCTTTTAATCTACTGAACTTCTTTAATAGTTTTTCAATAGTTTCACGGGACATAAAGACATAATAAGGTTTTTGTGTATATTCATCAAATCTGTAGATTTTTGTTTCGGGTTCAAATACAACAGCGGTTATATCCCCTTTGTATTCATCAGCCGAAAACTTTACAGACATTTCTGTTGCGTCGTTTAGTTGTCTTTCTAACCAAGCCATCGCTTCATCATAGTTAGAACGCGATAAACCCCATGCCGCCATCATCAAATCTCCACAACCATCGTCAAATCCCGATGAACTTTCCCAATCTACTTTATGTCTTGAACCATATGAATACATACGAGCCAAAATATCCCTACTTGGTTCATAGTCGGCGGACGCTAAATCCGATGCCCTACGCTTTCCTACGGCGGTGCCACAACTTCCCCAACCATTTTCTTCAGCCCAATCAACCGCTCTTTTAGCGACTTCACGGATATATTCGGGGACTTTAGCAAAAGTTTCTTTAACCTTAAACTTGTCTATAACTTTACCAGTTCCTTCCAAATAACTATCCATAACATTCGCACCTACCCAACCTTCAGTATTACCTACTTTGATTTTAGACATATACACCGCTTCGGGTTCGCCCACTAAACAACTGAACTTATCTTGGTAGATAAATAAACCCATATGAAAACCAAGTGGTTTTAATGTGTCTTGTCTTGAAAATAATTCTAATTGTCCCGAACTATTACCTAACTTTGCTTCTGCTATAAAAGGACGGGTTGCCCCATCATTTACTGCGTTCGCCTTCCTTGTTCCTGCTACTGCGTTCTTTGGAATACGAGCCAATAATTCTTCAAATGTTTCATCGGGTTTTTTGTAGAACACTAATTCTTTCCATCTGTGTCTATCATTTTTACCCATCTTATAGTTCCAAACATCTACACCTAAACCTCTTTTACGGAATACATACTTAAAACTTTCTTCACCTAAACTTTCTAACTTTTTTGATAATTCATTTATATCGGTTCTTCTAAAAACCTTTTGTGCTAAAATCAATTTTCTACACATAGTCCTTGAAGTAGAAATTAAAGGTGCTCCTAAACCAGTATCTACAACATAGATATATCTTGATACACCAAAACTAGTTTCGGGATTATCCCACCCCGTATCTAAACTATTCGGTGATGCTGTAATTGATGGGGCTGCGAACCCTTCTTCAGTAAGTTCTATTTCCCTTTGTTCCGCTTCTAATAAAGCGTCCATATTTAATTCTTCACCTACTTCATCAAACACTTCAAGTGCTTCATCAGTAAAGTCAATATGACGGGAGCAGTCATGCGGTTCTTCATCTTCATTAAAGATTTCCCAATTATATTCATTAGCAGGTTTTTTAACTAATGATAAAAACTGAACCCCAGATAAATCATCTTCTTCGTCAATTAGTAATTCAAATATTTTAGTCATTATAGTTTTGATAAGTTTTCAATCTTTTTATTTAATTTGTCTGTGTTTTGTATGTCATTATACAAAACATAAGTTTTAATCGGGGTTTTTGAAGTATTCTGTGATGCGATGGCTTGAACCAATCTACTATCATCTATCGCTAATGGTTTTGCTCCGACACTAGCGTTTAATCCACTAATTATATCCCCATATTGAGCCACGGCAGATTTTGATACAATAAACTCCCCACCTTCAAGTAAAGCAGGAACACCCCCGTATTCGTGTGATGAACCTTCAACCAATCCACCCTTTCTACCAACATATGCTTTAGATTGTGTGAATTGTAATTGTTCCCTAATCTGTAAGATTTGTATTGCCGATAATCCACCTACAGCCGCAGCGTATAATTGTGGTGCTGGTGGTGGAGCAGGTAGTGCTAATGCTTGAATAACCGCTTGGGCTGCCGAAGATATTGCGTTCGCTAATCCAAACTGAAGTTCTTGAACCCTGGCTTGTTTTTCAATTTCAAATCTTTTTTTAGCACTTTCTTTTTGGACTTTTTCCCTTTCAGCCGCAATCTTTTTATTTTCTTCCGCACTTTCTGTGTTGGCTTCACCGATGGTTGCCAAGGCAACTTCTTCTTGATATTGTAATTGTTCCAACAATAAAGATGTTTGTTGTTGAAGAATGTTTTGAACCCTACTAGAAATGTCTTGGAATACCCTTACAATTACATCAGCAATTTCATTCAAGTTTTCTACCATTTTGGTAAATGCTTCTTCACTTTCAGTTGGTAATTTCTTTAATTGTTCGGTTGCTTCATTTATGTATTTTGTGAAGGGGTTTTCTGGTAGTCCTAATTTTTCGGCTATTTCATTTCCGACAATTTGTAAATAGGCGCTTAACTTTTCTAATTCTTGTCTTGTCTGTCCTTCTATTTCGGGTAATCCCTCTTGTAATCCCATAAATAAGGCTTTAATACCATCTTCCCCTAATTTAGATGCGTAATCACTTGTTCTACTAAATAAGTCAGACAACACCGAACTAAAGTTGTCGGCTTGTCCTTTGAAATAATCTTTAATTGCTTCAAACCTTTCGGGACTAATAGGGGCTTCAATCAATTCTTTATTGGCTTTGATTGTTGCTTCATTCTTTTTGGATTGTTCTTCAATATTTCTTAAACCCGTAATAAATGTATCACTATTTATTGCCCCATCTAAAATGGTTTGTGCCAATTCTTTATACCCTGCTTGTAATTTACCAATTTCAGCATTTCTGGCTTCTAATGTTTCTTTGGTTGTTTCGTCAGTTGTGTTTTGTATATTGAATAAATTATTAGCATATTCAACGCGTAATTGGTTCAGTTTATCTTCACCAATAAGAACTTGTTGAATTGTTTTCAAACTATTTTCCCTTACTTCAATATCAGTTAAACCCGTTTCAGTTTGGGTGCTTCTTATTTTAGATATTTCTTCTTCAATAGTTCGTAGTTTTTCTAAATCAACTACACCAGCATCAATACCTAAAAGTGATGTTAAATTGGGGGTTTCACTAATACCCTTTTTAATTGCCACAATTCTTTCATCAAGGGAATTGAAATATTGAACGAAGGACTTTCTACTTTCTTCATTCACATTTGCCAGTTGTTTCCCAATACCAGGTAAGTTTGTTTCAGCAAACTTTACAAACTCTCCCCAACCCGTAGCCTTCTTAAAATCTAATCTACCCGTTCTAACAGCATCATCTATTTCATTAAATAAACTAGCATATCCATCTGTTAGTTTTTTCGCTTCTTCTTCACCTGGTATTGTTTTGAATAAAAAGTTGTTGATGTCTTCAACATACTTTTCACCAGCAGTTTTTAACATATCACCTTTTTCTGTAAGATATGATTGTTGTTCGTCAATCACCTTTTCTTGTGATTGAATAATTTGTGCGTCATAGGTTAGTTGGGCTGTTTGTGCGTCTTTTAATGCCGCAATAAAATCTTGTAAAAGTTTAACCCTTTCTGAATATGCCTTTAATGTCGCATCAATATTCTTTTTGGTTTCTTTGGTGTTTTCTTTTGTTTCACCCGTAGCCAATTTAATCGCATCTGCTTCATCAATAAAACTTAAAGCAACTTGTTTTCTTATTTGTAATTCTTTTCTTCTTTGTTCGGCATTTTTATTAGCGGTTTCTTCCAAACCTTTATTTACCTTTCTTTGTCCTTCTACTTGTGCCGCATCACCTATTCTATAGATTTCTTGTAATTGTTCTTCCCTTACTTGTGCCCCTTTTTCTAAATCGGCTTGTATCTTTAATTCATCTTGATAAATCTGTGTAAGTTCATTCATCGCCGCTCTTGAACGGGCAACTTTTTCCATACTTTCAACCAATTTATCATTCGCCTTTTTAATGTCTTCAATAGTGGTTTTTTCTAAATCAACATTTTTAAGATATTCGGGGTAATCTTTCTGAATTGCTTTAATCGCTTTTGTTCTATTTTCCCTTGAAATGTTTTCTTTTTCAGTAAGGGCTAATAGGGGGACAATCTTTTCAAGTTCCTTATCTTTAATGACTATACTATCTTCATTTATCTTATTTAATTCATCTTGTTTGATTTTTGCTTCATCAAGGGTTTTAATACTTTTCTTTGTTTCAGAATTGTAATAAATAATCGCAGCCGTTAAAGTCGCTAATGCCGTCAAGAATAGTCCTATTGGGTTTGATGCCAAAGCCAAGTTCCATAATCTTTGAGCCGCCGCAGCCGCTTTTGTTGCTATGGTTTGTGCTTTGGTGGCAATTACATCTTTTAGTTTAAGGGCTTCGTTTAACTGAAGTGCCACACTATTTACACCTAACGCGATGTTTAATACTTGTAGGGCTTGTGCTTCTG